AGGGCTGATAATCTATTGAGCTTTTTTCAATAGCGGGGTGTGCTTTACGTACTCTATCCCAATCTTCGGGTGTTGCATCATTTAGTCTCATCAGTCTCTCTCTCTTGTTCTTGGTGGCTTTCTTCTATCCTCTCTTCGGTAGGGCTTTTGGAAAATGTCTCCCAAACTATTTGCCTTCCTTCTTCTGTCTTCATAAGCTCGGCCATCCATGTGGGGGTTTTTGGGGTTGCGTTATTTAGTTGTTTGTTCATGGTCTACCTCAATATCATAGTTAATGTTGGGTTCTTTACGCTTAGTTTCTTTTAATTTAGAAGCTGTTGTTATCTTCTTGAACTTCTTCTTTCTTAAAAACCTATCGCGTCTCTCGTCTTTGCGGCTGATGTCAGTCAAAACTTTCTCTCTTCTTTGAGTTAATCCAACTGTCGGGGATACTGTCCTCGCTAAACCATCTGAAGTTGTTAGCACTTGCCCACTCTCCGTGGCTTCTTTTAGTGCCATCCTTTCTACGTTTGGCTTGAGGCATTGGCGCACTGGGGTTAGCAAAAAGAAACACTAACTCAGTATCTTCAGGCAATGTCTTACTGATCCATATGTACTTACTGAACTCAGCGTAGTCCCAGAACCTACCTTTAGCTTCAAGCAAAATCTTCTTGCCTTCAATCACCCGTAAAAAATCAGGGTGATAGTTATGCGAAACGGTATAGGGAACTTTGTCAGTGTGGAAACTCCAGTTGTCTAAGATACCGCTGTGTAACTCGTACTCCCAGTTGGAGTCATAGCCTTTAACAAGATCCTTCTCTACTGGACGCTTGACTCGTGGTTTCCTGTATCCTTTCTTTATCTTGTTCAATGTGTGGTTGCCTCTCTGCGCTCTAGCTCTGCATCTATTAACAACCGAAGGTCACTAAGAAACTCCTCGTCTATATCTATAATAGAGTTGCCTGAGATACCTGCGTTGTAAAGGTAACTGCCTGTAGCTATGATCATCTGCTCTATGTTCATCGGGATGTCTTCCATTGAATGTCCTCCAAAGTAATCTCTTCTATAGAACGATCAGGGAAGATAGCAAGCAGTTGATTGATCTTATTAACTATCCACTTAGGGTGGTATGCATTAAGGTGCATGGTTCTTTGCGCCATGAAATGAGTCTGAGTAGGCATGAAGTCTGTATAGTTCTCAGTAGTTATCTTCTGTCCTTCCTCTTCGCTAAGTAAAGTTCGTAGCCAGTTGACTATTATAACTCCTGAATGCTTTCTAATTCGCTTAGCTTTTCTACCATTCATAGTAATAGTTCCTCTACCTTTGGTTCAACTACAACCGTTGTTAAATGTGTTAAGCCGTTTGAGTATTTAAAAGTTCGTAAGCCTTCTCCGTCATTGGAACCTTTGTAGCATTCGTACTTATACTTACACCAACTACAGCCCTTGGGAAGTTTCATGTTACCTTTCTTGCCGTCTGCTACAGGAGAATAACAAAAATCAGGAGGGCTGCTTAAATCCAGGGCGGGTAATAACTTACTGATGGTGGATCTAATGTTAGGCTTATCAAGATCGTCAGGCACATACATGCACAACTCACCGCTCTCTTTGTTTAACACTAAAAATCCACCCTCCTCTGTACCCTCTGCCGCTTCGTATCCTGCAAGCTGACCTAAGTATCCAAACGGATCGTCTTGTGCTAAGCGACCATCGCGGAACTTATTGAATGCAAAGCGGGACGCAGTCTTAACATCAACCACTTCGCCGTTAATTTTACAGTCCATGTGACCTATGATACCCTTAACGGATACTTCTTTCTGCTCGTCTGTTACCTTGTGTCCTGCCATACGTACAAGCATCAACACTATCTCTTCAAGCAGGTGGCCGTACAGAAATTTAATCTGAGTGGGGCCATCAATGCCACCTCTTCCTTGAGGATCGCGCTTCTCATACCACAACTGACGCGAAGGTTTCCCTACATTTGACATGCGAACAGTAAAGTTTTTGCTTCTTTCAGACGGCGCAGCCCAAGACATTAGCGCCTCTCGCATTCCCGCAACCGTGTTATCAATATCTTTTTCTGTTAACGGTAAGGCTTTACCATCTGATAAGCTTTCTAAGTGTTTATAAATGTCAGGTACTATAGTATTGAGTTCCATTTTACTCGCCTTCTATGTCTTTGATTATAGTCTTTATTGTAGTTAGGTCTGTCTTAAACCATTCACTTGAGTTTTGTACACCTTTAGATTTTAGTTGTGTGTGTGCAGTTTTCTCAGCTTCTCTTCTGTCTTCAAAATACTTACAGTATTCTACCGTATAATCTCTAAAAGGTGAAGAGGTTTGATACCCTGCACATCTATCATAGGCATCAAGAGCCATGCCAACCTTGAACCAGCCCTCCCACGCAGGATTAGATACAACGTACACATAACCTTCCTTAACACTAGCGTAGTTATTTAGCGAAGCAAATGCTGCGCCTTCAAAAGTTTTATATCTACCTGCTGTATGTAAAGGATCGAACTTTGAGATCTCTTTATTATTAACATACATGCGCTTAGCATCTCTAGCCTTTACTGCTTCAGGATTATCTTTGTAGTAGTATGGCTTTCCTGTACGTGGGTTAATTTTTGTTTCAGTTTTAATGTGTTTCACTCCAGTTATCTCCTACTTTGTAAGCCCCATCAAGAGGACAGTTAAGATTAAACATACACCCCGCTTCCCTAATAGATTGTACACCTAGCTTACCAACCTCTACTGCATCATCAAGGTGACACTCTATCTGCCATTCATCGTGTACGTTGGCTACAAACTTAGCATCATACCCATGCTTAGCTATTTTCTGGTCTAGCATGATCAGTGCTTTCTTCATAACTATTGCGCCTGCGCCCTGTAACAACGTGTTCAGTGCAGCGTGTTCTGATCTAATTGTCAGCCGTCTACCGTCTAGTGTTTTAATGAATCCTGTTTTAGCTTCTCGTTGTACGCTATCCGTAAGCTGTTTAAATGATGGGAGATTATCAAAGAAGCGTTGTCTAAGTCCTTTCCCAACCGTTCTACTTCCTCCAACCACTGACCCAAGCTTAGCATCTCCTGCTCCGTAGAGGAGGGCATAGATGAAAGTTTTTGCCTGACTTCTTGATTCAATTCTAGCAAGGCGCTGATTAGCGGTGTGTATATCGCCGTTAAGTATTTCATTAGTATACTCCTTATCGTCTAAGTAATGGGCTAACATCCTAAGCTCAAGTCCCGAAGCATCAATGCCTACAAGCCTGTAGTCCTCCGGCACTGTCCAACAAGATCGGCAATCTTCGCCGAACGGTGACGAACTACTGGGAATCTGTGCCATGTTAGGATGTGAATGGGTCATGCGAGAAGTCACTGCACCGTTAGGATTAACGTAGCCGTGTACTCTTCCTGTCTCTTCGTTTAGTTCTTTGATCCAACTCTTAGTTTGTGCTAAGCGTTTCTGTAACATAAGATACTTAGCAATCAAAGCCGCTTGCGGTATGTTCTTAACTCTATTTAAAGTAGCTTCATCCACAATAGGCTGACCTGTCGGCGTAAACTTCTTAGGACTCCAACCAAAACGAATAAGGTACTCGCCGATCTGTTTGCGTGAGCCTAAGTTAAATGGTGTCTCAGTTTTACGGGCTATGGGTAAGCAGTCCTCTCTGTTTAAAAGCATTCGCTCGTACTCGTTATCGCTTAGCCTAGTCCCCTTGTCGTATTGATCGGTGGCTGTCTTAGCTAATGCACCTGTCGCTGTGAACTTAGGGCTGAGTATCTGCGTAGTTATAACAGGACGGAACTCTTCCTGAACCTCCTGCTCTAGATCGTGTAGCTTGGTTTCAAACATAGCCATCAGGCCCATCACTCTCTGAACGTCCAACAGGAACCCGTTAGTGCGTTGCTGATCTATGATCTTAGCTACTGCATGTTCTATCTGCACTGACTGAGGCGTGAAGCCACGGCTCTCAAGCTTGAGTGCTTCATAGACTTTAGTGTTGAGCAACACATCGTTCTTGCAGTACTCTAACATCTGCGGCGTGTAAGCATCCCAAGCATCTTCTTGTTGACCAAAGTCACCCTTGCGAAAGCCTAGCCTGTAGCCCCAACCCTCAAGACCGTGGTTGCCTTCGCGTGTAGGCTTGAACAAACGTGACAATACTAATGTATCAACAATCTTCTTGTCAAACAGATCAATACCTGTCAGCTTCTTAATGACAGGGATGTCGTAGCCTATCACGTTGTGACCGATCAGTTTAGTTGCGGAGCGTAACAACCCGTAGCCTTCTTCCAACTGCGAGTTGTCGAACGTGAATACATCCATTGTGTCTACGTCTTGAGCCACGATGCAAAAGATCTGCG